CGCCCACGCGGCGGAGATCGCCGCCGTCCTCGGCGGCGTGTCGCTGACGACGTTTTTGACGGGGATCTGGCTGTGACGGAGCAAAAGATCACGATCGACTTCCGCCCTGACCAGCTGGCGGACGTGATCGAGGCGGTGAACGCCTACGCGGACGATCTCAAGAATGATCGGGCGCTCCTGTGCGAAATGCCGCGCGTCGATCATGAGACAACCGACGAACTGCTCAAACAGGAGACGCGGCTGCAAAAGCTGGCGTACTGGCTCCTGTGCGTGCAGGACGAAGCGCTATGACGGCGCAGATCTACGCGCCGCGCCTGCGGCAGATCCCGCCGCCGTGCGCGAAGGACTGCCCGGGACGCGAGGCCGGATGCAGCGCACGCTGCTGCAGCTGGACGCTCTATGAGAGCATCCGGAATTACATTTACGACGTCAATCACAAGGACAAAATCAGTCTGGAACCAGACAGAGCCGCCGCCCGGCAGATCGAGCGGGCGGCAAATAAGGACAGGAGGGGCAAGACCTATGCAGCAAAATAGTATCAGCTATCCGGGCGAACGGCCCGCGAAGCGCGCGGATATCGTCGAGCAGCCGGGCTACGCCGGGAAGCACTATTTCGTGGTGAACTACGCAGGCCGCCAGCTTACGGTACACGCGGCGGATGAAACGGCGGCCCTTTTCTGGGCGGCAAAACGCTGGGGCTACAGCTTCAAGCGGCCGGAATACCACCAGTCGGCCAGCGTGGCCAAGCTCGGCTACCAGCCGGACAACAGGCAGGGGGCGCTGGTATGAGGTTTGTGTGTGACGCCTGCCAGGATATCACGAACATCGAGGCTGACCGAATGGAGATCCAGGGCGACAAGCTGATGGTGTACAGCCGCGGGCGGCTGGTATACGTGGCGGATCTGGGGCAGATTATGCTGGCGAAGCTGACGCCGACGGGAAAGGAAACAAAATGCTGACGCATCTGAGCCTGTTTTCCGGGATCGGCGGGCTTGATCTGGCTGCTGAGTGGGCCGGATTTACGACCGTCGGGCAATGCGAGTTTGCCGACTACCCGACGAAGGTGCTGGAAAAGCACTGGCCGGACGTGCCGCGCTGGCGTGATGTCCGGACGCTGACAAAGGAGAGTTTTTATGAGCGGACAGGCCTACGAACAGTTGACGTTATTTCCGGCGGATTCCCCTGCCAGCCCTTCTCCGTGGCTGGAAAGCAAAAGGGCAAAGGGGATGATCGATACCTCTGGCCGGAGATGCTACGAGTTATCACCGAGCTGCGCCCGCGCTGCGTTGTCGGTGAGAACGTACCTGGAATCATCAAGATTGCCGCCGGGCAGGTGGTCAAGGATCTGGAGCGTGCTGGCTATCACGTCGTCGTGTTTAATTTTGAGGCTGCGGCTGTCGGAGCTTGGCACAGGAGATCGAGAGTGTTTTTCGTTGCGACCGACGCCGAACACGATGGATGCGCTTCCGCCGAAATCGCCGGAAGCGCTGAAGAAGGAAATGACGGTATCGCGCCCAGGACGGAAGCAGCCGTGCAACCTGCGGGACTGGGTAGCTGTACAGGAGGGGGAGAGCCTGTGGCCGACGCCGCGTGCGAACGAATACAAAGACACGCTGCAATCTGTGCCGCCAAGCCGGCAGAAAGATCCGGGAAAATGCAATCTGACGCAGAGAGTGGCAATGGAGCGGATGTTTGCAACACCGTGTGCGCGCGATTACAGAACAGGGCAGCGGAAGCGGTACGAAAACCCGGCCCGCGCGAACAACATCAACGATCAGGTTGGTGGGCAGCTGAACCCGACGTGGGTAGAGTGGCTCATGGGATTCCCGCCAGGGTGGACAGACTTAAATGCCTCGGAAACGCTGTAGTGCCGCAGCAGGCATACCCGATTTTTAAGGCATTGATGGAGGAGCTGAACCGATGGACGCGCGTGGGGTGCATCGAATGATCTCTTGCCAAAAAGGCAACGAGATACGCCGAGTTTGCAAGGTATCCGAAAATTAAAGCCGCGTATGTCCGGGCGTTTGACAGGATGCTCGATGAGCGCAGACGGCGTGGGAAAATGGACGGAGGTATGCGCTTTGGAGAAACCGGCGAGGATGTGATGCACTGGTGAATGGAGGATGGCGTTTTGCCGGGACAAATGGTTCTTGAAGGAATGGAGGATATATGACATACGAGGAAATTATACAGGCGCTGCGGGTATGCTCCCGCAGAACAGACGCACAAACTTGTGCGAAATGCCCATTGTTTGACAGCGAGGATTGTATGGGCGACATGATGGTTGGTGCAGCTGACTTGATCGAGCGCCTGACCGCCGAGAACGCGGCGCTGCGGGAGAAACAGCGGTGGATTCCGGTGACGGAACGGCTACCTGATGAAAGAGATGCTGTAATTATTCTCTTGAAAGATGGACAAGTATTCCGGGGCGAAATTAGGGAACGGATTGCGCTCCCAGAATGGTGGTATTTTTATGATGCATCCGATACGGACATGGACATGCTCGGAGTTATGTATCCATTGTTCAATGATGAACTTTGGCTGCACGAGAATCCGGTTGTCGCGTGGATGCCGCTGCCGGAAGCGACGGAGGGGAATAATGCCACCTAAAGAAAATCTTGAAAGAGCCTGTGAAGAGTGCATCCATTATTGGGCGTGCTCCAGGCAATGCGGCGAGCCGATGGCACAGCGTAGCGCCACTGGCTGTGAGTGCTACGAGACGGTTAAAAGCATTGCGGCGGCTCGGCTCATCGAGCGCCTGACCGCCGAGAACGCGGCGCTGCGGGAGAAGGTGCCGCAGTGGATCAGCGTGGAGGACAGGCTGCCAATAGACCGTCTCAGCAAATATCTCGTTGCTTTTCGGGACGCGGGCGGCTCGATTGTAGATATGGCCAGATACTTTCCAAGCGACGGATGGACGTGCGATAACTGGGAGGTACCGCAGAACTTGATTACTCACTGGATGCCGCTGCCGGAAGCGCCGGAGGAACACAATGGAAAAGAAAATCCTTGATGTTACGTGCGGTTCCCGCACGATCTGGTTCAACAAAACACATCCGGCCGCAGTGTATTGCGATAGCAGGCGCGAATCATACACTGGAATCTGGAAAAGCACGAAGAATGATTCTGAACGGCAATGTGTGATAGCCCCTGATATACAATGTGACTTCACGGATCTTCCGTTCGCAGATGACACATTCACGCTTGTGATCTTCGACCCTCCACATTTGGAGCGTGCAGGTGAAAACTCATGGATGCGGAAGAAATACGGTGTGCTAAGCGATAACTGGCCGCAGATGCTGCATGATGGTTTTCGTGAGTGTATGCGTGTTTTGAAACCGGATGGGGTTTTGATCTTCAAGTGGTCGGAGGTGCAGATTGAGGCTAAAAAAGTGTGGGAAGCAATCGGAGAGAAGCCACTGTTCGGGCACAGAAGCGGAAAAAATGCAAAAACATTTTGGGGGTGTTTTATGAAATTAGGATTGCCGGAAGCGCCGGAGGGAGGAGACAAGCATGAGTAAAGCTGTTTTGATTAGCATTCGCCCGGAGTGGTGTGAGAAGATCATCAACGGGCGGAAGACCATTGAGGTGCGCAAGACGCGCCCGAAGATGAACCCGCCGTTTAAGTGCTACATCTACTGCACAAAACCGGAGGAAAAGCTACTCACCATTATGAAAGACGGCGATGAGAATTATGGAGAGACGTATCACGGCAAGCCGGTTTTCATAAAGACGGAAAAAGCGCCGACCACTGGCTTATGGGATAAGCGGCAAAAGGTTATCGGAGAATTTCTGTGCGATGAGATCATCAACATTAACGGCGCGGGCAGGATCCCATCGGATGCTGCGCGGCCAACATGCCTAGAGCCTGCGGAGCTGCACCAGTATCTCGGAGCTGCCACCGGCTTCGGCTGGCACATCTCAGATTTGCGCGTTTACGATCATCCGCACGATCTGTGGGAGTTTACCGGCCTGCGGCAGACAAAATTCGGAGCAGAGCCAGTGCCAATCACCCGCCCGCCGCAGAGCTGGCGGTATGTGGAGAAAGAACTATGGAACGACTGACAAGATCTAATATCAACGTAGACCCGGGCACCGACCGATTTCTGCACGCCGCGATCGGCGGCAAGGAAATCGACTGGAAGCAGAGCCGGGACAGCACGCTCAACGTGCTGATCAACGGCCCAACGAGCAACGGCTTTGGCAAGGATATTTTCCGCAAGATGGCCCGCGATCTGTACGGACGGCTGAAAGCCTACGAGGACATAGGCCTGACGCCGGAGGAAATCAAGGATCCATTTACGGAGGACACGATGATAAATCTGGCAGCGCAGGCGCTGGGCGTGGAGCCTAGCCGCCTCCGCGAGCTTGCCGAGGCCGACAAGGACGGGCGCGTGGTGGTGCTGCCGCCTGAGGAAAGAACGTTAGATTTTCCAGCAAAATACACTGAAATACGCGCATTGTACCATTTTTGCGTCGATCTTGGAATCAAATGCACGATAGAGCACCTGTACGACGGCTATGCAGTGCGTTTCCCGGACGGAAGTGACTTCGCACAGCATCATGGCACATATGGCGGGACGGAAGGATGCGTTGAACCGGCTATCGGGGACTCCGAATTTGACTATACTGCCGTCGGCTTGAACCTCGCGAAGGAGCTCGTGAAGAAACACAAAGGCAAATTGGAGGTTGACCATGCCTGACGAATACATCAGCCGCGAAGCGGCACTGAAATACATAAAATTGGAGCAATGCAGAACGTGCTCGGACATTGGGCTGTGCGGGAATTGCGCCGTACTCGTTGCAGTAAAACTACTTGAAAAAGTGCCAGCCGCCGACGTTGCGGAGGTGGTGCGGTGCAAGGACTGCGCCGCCTGGAAAAGAAACGTTGGCATTGTCGACAGCCCGAACGGACACTGTTTCGAGCACGATATTGATACAAACGGGCAGGATTTTTGCAGCTACGGAGAATATCAGACAAATACGGGGGGCGTGACCAAATGAGCGGGCTGCGGTTTGCTCGTGGGAGCGCGAAAGGAGGGAAGTTGATGCAGGATTGCTGTTTTACATGCAAAAATCTGGAATACAGAAAGAACTACGTTTATCCGTACCGGTGCTTGAAGCACAAGGCCGAACGGTTCTCAGAGGATGAATGTCTTAGACGGGTAAAGGAAGTCTATAAGTGCGACAAGTACGAGGAAGCAGATTTGGATGACTATTGTAGTCGGGGCGAGAAGAAGGGCGCGACCGAATGAGCGGCCTGCGGTTTGAATCCATGGCGGACATGCCGCCGAGGATGCGGGAGGCTTACGCGCGGCAGATGCGCGACATTTCAGGCGCTGCGGCGCCAGCTCCCCTTCACAAGGGGAGCCAGGGGAAGACGAAGTACGGCAGCCGGAAGGATACGCGCGGCGAGCTGCGCTTCGCCAGCCGGAAGGAAGCCCGGCGGTATGACGAGCTGATGGTCATGCTGCGGGCCGGGATCATCTCCGATCTGCGGCTGCAACCGCAGTTCACCTTGCAGGAGAGCTACATCACCGAGGCCGGCGAGCGCATCCGCGCAGTGCGGTACACGGCGGACTTTTCGTACAAATTCGGCGGAAAGCTGGTCGTCGAGGACGTGAAGTCGACCGCCACGCGGACAAAGGAGTACCTGCGGAACCGCAAATTCATGCGGTCAAAATTCGGGATCGAGATCCAGGAGGTCTAACATGCCAGAAAAAAACGAGAGCAGCCCGCGCGAGGCATGCGGGCTGCCGAAGCAGGGCAATGCCTGTCCGTATGCAAAGCTCGCGCCGGATCTTTGCGCGCGGTGCGGCTGGGACCCGGATGAGCACGCGCGGCGGCAGGCGCTGCCGCTGACCGAGAACGCCGACGGGCTGCGACACAAGGATATCAGCCAGCCCGAGGATTGATGTCAGCAATCAGCCGGGGACCATATTTTTTCGGACTTATGCCGCAGCCGCTCCGCCATGAGACGGCTGCGGGAGGATCACCCCGGCTTTGCACCCGGCCCGCGAAACCTCAAGCCCGCGGGCCGGGGATAAAAAGCGCGTGTGGAACGTGCGCGCGGATGGGAACCGTCAACGTTACCCCACGCCGGGTGTCGGGATCGCCCGGCGGCATCGTGTTACCTCCTTCATAAAGCTGCCTGAGCAGACAAGGGCAGCTCGTCTGCGGCGACAGGGGGACGCGCAGGCGCAGGCGGTGCAAGTCCGCTCTGCATAGGGGCCGGGAGACCGGCCCCTGACGAAAGGAGAATGGAAATGTCACACGTAGTCGATCTGACGGGCATGGACTTTGGATATTTGCATGTCATAGCGCGGGATACCAGCAAAAAAGGAGACACGGAACACTGGATCTGCCGGTGTAAATGCGGGACCATCTGCAGCAAGGACGGAAAATACCTCCGGAACGGGCATGCAAAAAGCTGCGGCTGCTTCCGGAAAGAACGCGCGGCCACGCTCGTCACCAAGAAGGATCCAGCCAAAAAGCCAAAAGCCGAACCGAAGAAGAAAAAATTCGGCAGCGGCCCGCAGCGGGCAGGCTCCGGGATCTGTTACAACCCACTCTGCCCTACGCGCAACAACTACCGCGGCGCCTGGAGCTGCACCGAATGCCGCTTCTGCCCGGAACGCAAATTTGCCCGCCAGTCAAGGCGGGAAGTACTTACAATTTGAAGGGAGAATCGCAATGGGAAAGATCATGGAGCTGTTTTATGGCGAGCTCGGCGGATTCCAGACGTCCATGGAGGATGCCGGCTGGCACGTCGAGTTCCGGGATGAGAAATATCCGCCGCGCGTCACCATGGACCAGCTGACGCCTCCGCTGTTTGAGATGACGGCTGACGGCCCGAAGGAAAACGAGCCCGCCTGCATCCAGGTCATCGGCACGCCGGACCTGCGCGTCGTAACCACAGGCAAACTGCAAATCGGGAAGAAGGATCTCAACAAGTACATCAACACCGCCCAAAAGCTCCTGCAGCTCTATCTGCACGGATTTATGCAGGAGCGCAAGGAAATGGAGGCGGCGCAGGAATGATTTTGCTGGAATGCACAGTCATAATGCGTGACGGCGATCGGAAAAAGCTTCAGGAGCAGCTTGCGGCGGAGATCGGGCAGCCAGTCGTTATTCTGCCGAGCGGCGTATTGCGGGCGAAAGAGCGGAATATCCTGTTCCTTTGCGACAGAAAGGCTTGCGAGAAATGCAGCTATCCACAGTGCAGGCATACGACGGAGCTGGAACACGCCAGAAATTTCGCGCCTGCTGGGTTTACGAAGCGCACGGACGGCGTGTGGGTAGAGCAGGAAGGCGTAACGATGGAAATGAAGATCGACCAGGACAAACTTGAAAAGAGGCTGGTTGAAGCAATGAGGGAGGTGATGGGACTTGAAGGAGAAAAACGAAGTCCGCATGGTCTGGCGCTGGGATGATATCTTCCGTGTCTACCGATGCCCATACTGCGGCAGACCGGAGAAACCGTGCTTC